TGTTGAGGTATTCGCCGATGTTGTCGTGAAGTGACATGTCCGCCGGGAAAAAGTTGGCGTCGTTGGCGACTCTGCGTAGCAGTGGTTCGGGCAGTGCGTTGTCTTGAACGTGGAGAAACATGGCTGAAATTGTGGTTACGTCACATGGCGTCGTCGTCGTCGACGACTTCTGCGACTTCTGCCGCCGGTCCGGTCGGCAGCTGCTGCAACTGTTCGAAGATTGAGTTTACCTGTACTTCAATTCTTCCCTCGAGGAATGCCATGACGTCACCGTCTTCAGGCAGTCCGAATCTTGAGGGTGCGAGATTCGACTTACCTCCCGGTGTGGTGATCGTGACTTTGGTATCTGGGGAAGCTGCGGCAATTCGTTGCAGAAAGTTTTGCTGGTCTTTGAGCTCGTCGATGAAGTTGAGGACGTTGGTGAGTTTCCCCATCATGCGCTCGGCTTTGTCTGGGTGAAGTTCGATAAGTCGTCTGAGTTCTTGAATTTGTTCCATTGATAGGAATTGGAATAGTTCAGGATTATCTCTCAGAGATTGCGCCAGCCAGTCTCTCGTATCTTTTCCGAAGTTTCCTTTCGGCTTAACGGTTCTCGGTATTTCGGATTCTGGTATAGAGATTTCTGCTATATCGGATATGTCAAAAGAGCCGAAAATGAGCGTCTCCCAGTATTCTAGAGAACCCCTCTGCTCAGGCATTCCAGATTTTTCGACCACACGATCGTCCGTTGGCAGGGCACCTAAAAGCTCTGCGTTTCCGCCGGTGGCAAGAACTTCAACTAAATCCGAAAACCGCTTCTTCTCTGAATCCAAAAACGCACCTTTGCCTCCATCTGTGGCGAGCACGGCGTCGACAAGCTGGTCATCTGTTGCTCCGACCAGCGGCGCGGATCGCATGCTGGAGTTGAAGGAATCGCCCATACCAAATCGTGTGCGCCCGCTAGCGTCTGGCTTCATGATCATTTGAACCTTGCCGTACAATCCGGCTGGGCCAGCGTTGTGTTTAGCGACGGTGCTGTCGGCGTCTGGGTCAACAGCACCCTCGTCAATTGCGAGCTGACGCGCGGCTCGGCGGCGTGCACCAATTTGCAGGTATCCGGATGCTGGTCGAACCGATGCTGGGGCGTCGGCCGGTATTCCTTGGGTCACTTCGTATCCGGTTCGAATATCTGGCGCACTGTGATCGCTATGTGCTTCGTGGGTTGTTTTGTAGCCCTGTGAGAGGAATTCAGGGAATTTTTCGACTGGTATTTGAACTGCCACTCGGGTGTCATCGTCGTCAGTAATTTGTCTTACAAGGGAGACGATGTCGTCAATTACTTGGTCGGAGTCTCTGGCTTCTAAATATTCAACAACTTGTTTTGCCACAGCGGCTCTTTGGCGGAAACGTTCTTTATCTTCAGGGTTTGTTGCCTTATTGATCAGATCTTCAATATAAGTAACCCTTTCCTTTTCAGCGTCAACAAGAAATGTCCATCGTTTGCGGACACTTTCCCGTCCACCGTTCGGATTTGCTCCCATTGTGGATGTAACGGTCTTCATCTTCTCGCGCTCAATAAAGGCGTCGCGCTCTTCGTGAGGCAAGCTGGAGAAATCGAAGAAACCTCCGGCGGCCTCAATCTGAGAGATGACTTCAGCGTTCCGCGCTCTGATCGCTTCTGGTGTCCCCCGTCTCGGCGGTTCTGGTGCGTCGGGAACGTCCGCATCTCTGACAGTTACTCCCGGCACGGCAGCGGCAGCAGCCTCCTGTGCGGCTCTGGTCGACGGGACATCGGCCGTCTCTCCCCTGCTGATTTGGCCGATCGTGCGGTATCGCGATCCCAACGTCTGAGATCTCTCGCCAAGCGTCCCCATCCGCTGGCCAATGGTTTGCCCGAGCGCAGACTGCTGTCCGGGCTTCTTTACTTCACCGACCGCACCCGCAGCTGTGTAGGTCGGCGTGTAGTCGACAGTGTTGCCGTCGGCGTCTACAACGCGAAAGTTGCCCCGCTCGGTGGCAACGACGCCAGCCTGAATGATGTTTCCGAGCTCATCAACGATGTTCGTTCCGGCAGGACGCTCAAACGCCGTCCCCTCCTGAACGATTCCATCGTTGTCCGCATCAACCGGATTCGATTCGTACGGCTCTACACGAAGCCTTTTACGCGGTGCTGCCATACGACAATTTTCTCACATCAGATGAAGCGGTGTCCGCAGGCCATACAGCGCTCAGACCACGGGTATGCCTTCCGCATTTCCTTCGGGTGTGAGCATTCAAGAAGTTCGGCTGCGGCAGCGTTGCAGAGCGTGCGAACAAACTCGGAGAGGCTGACACCTTTGACTTCGGCCGCCTGCTTCCAGCGGTCGCGGTCTTCTTCTGTGGCGCGGATCAACACCTGTTTGGTGGCTGTGGCCCCTTCGTCTGCCCCAGTGTTAGCCGGAATCGTCGGCTCGAGGGTTTCTGCGACTTTGTCCATCGCGGCGACAATGTTGTCCTCAGTCGTCGACTCTTCCTCCGGGGTGGATGATTTCGCCATAGAGAACTTCTTTCTCGGGTTCACGTTGTTCCTTTGGTGCTTCGATTGCTTGTCTGGGTTCTTGTGACAGTAGAGAATCCACGGTCTCCTGAGGCAGAACTCCCGCGTTACCCATGAGTTCCAACAGCTGTTTTGCTTCTTTCTCGGGGTCAAACGCATCGACCGCGGCCGCAGCATTGTCCGCTGCGCCTGCCAGAACGGCCCGGTGGGGTTCGACCTGCTCAACCTGAAGATTGACGTTGGTCTGCTCCATGCCAAGAAGACGTGATCTCCGGTCCATGATGCCGAGAACCTGCTGGATTGCCTTCATGTCGGGCTCCAACGTGACTTCGGTTCCGTCATCTGTCGTGATTTTTCGATGCTGGGTCAGCGGCCAGATCGACTGCTGTAGCGCGTCAAGTCGTTCGAGTTCCATGCGAAGCACCTCGGGGTAGGCCATGAGTGCTTCTTTGTTGAGTTTTTCGAGTTGCCGTCTGATAGCCGAGTTGACTGCTCCGGTGGATAGACCGAATCTGCGGGCAATTTCCGCTGACGCGACGCCAGCCTGACGCATTTTGAAGATGCGAACATCGCGTTCGGCTAGAAACTCTCTGGTTAGACCTTTTTGATTTGCCATTAGTCGACCGCCATGAATTCGAGCACTTCGAACGGGAAGCGTTTGCCACGCATCATCTTTGTGGGGAAACGCCGCCTGTCTCGTGCTCCGCGGAAATGATTCACGTCATAAACGTAGCCTGTAGTTGCGGTCGGATCTGGCTGAAGGCTAAGACCGAACTCTGGCCAACGTGACCAGACAGCAGATCCGAAGGGACGTAAATCCCTTGAAGACATTGTACTTCCTAGTGGTGCGTGATGTTCAAACCACATCGCACACTGAAACCATTCACGAAGCGAGTCAAAATATTTGGCGACCTCAATCGCGATAGCTTCGCTTGTTCGCCCGCCGGGATCAACGAACGACTTGTACACCGGACCAAGAAGCAGAAGGTCAGGTTTCGTCTGCTCAATCGCATCTTCCAGCAGAGTCCGGTCGCCGGATTGCAGCAGGTCAAGACCGTCAGGCTTGATCAGCAGGTGAGCTTGTGGGTCGTCGCAAAAACCGAACAGTTTCGCCTTTTTCTGAATGTCGATAGAGGTGCGTCGAATGATCCGCGCCGGGTTTTCCAAATCCACCATCAGCGTTCTGATAGGCGGCATCCTGTCAAACGTAAAAGGATGTATCCCGGAAGCGGTACAGAGGGCGACCTGCCTACCGAGCATGGTTTTGCCGACGCCCTCTGAAGCGACGATCATTACACGTTCGCCGCGTTCCAGCAGGCCGGGAATGATCCAGTCGTATGAGTCGTCGGCAGCTTCCTCAACGAAATCCGACCATTTGACGAGACGACCGGTCGGACGGGCCGACGTGGCGGGCCGAAGCTCATCGAGCAGCATCGTGGCTCGCGTGATCTTGGAGGACAGCGGTATGTCGTCACGCTCGAACAGTTTTTCGAGTTTGATCAGCGCCGGCTGAAACGGGTCTTCCGGTAGCGGTTCGGCAAGTTGGCCGTCGAAGTCGCGGAGATCTTTCAGGCCTTTTCCTGCTTCGATGAGATCGGTGACGTCTTTGACGCCTTCCGGGATCATCATGCGGACCGAGCAGCCGACTTCTGTCAACGCGTCACGAACCTGAATGGCGTGAGCCTTGCCGGGCTCGTCGTTGTCGGAGACAACCACGACGTTCGCTCCACGTAGAGCCTCGGTGTGTTCGGCGCGCCACTTTCCGGCACCACCGGGCATTGTGGTCGCAATCCGCCCCATGTCGCGCAGCGTCTCGACATCTTTTTCACCTTCGACGACCACGATCGTGTTGCCGTTTTCGACGCCTTGGAGAACCTCGGGAAGGTTGTACAAGACCTGAGTGATGCCGTCGAGGTTGTATTCCCAGCCGTCGCCGACTGGTCGGCGTTGACGGAACGTCTTTTTGCCGTCTTCGTCAACGAACCGGAGCTTTTGGAAAACGAGGTTGCCGTTTTCGTCGGTGTAGTCGTAGGTGGCGACTAAGTCGAGTTTCTGCTTTTTCTTCGGCTTCGACGCTGCTGTCGATGTGGCGGGCGGGTCGTTGCGCGCGACAGGTTCCCAACTGTCATCGATCGGGTACAGGTCGCTCATCTCGAGGCCGACGGCAGTGCAGATCTGGTCCACGGAGCACGGCGAGCCGCGGTGGCAGGTGACGAGTACGCGGCCGTCTCGCCCCTGTCCGATGGACAGCGACGGGTTCTCGTCGTCGTTGCGGCATGGGCAGCGGGCCGACCAGTTCTGACCATTTTTCCGGACACCCTGAAGGTGCGAGAGGAATCGATCTACTTCGGGAGAGGCAAAGTCTGTCACCCGCGTGCTTTCTGATTCTTCTCTTTACGCTTGAGGTAATCCTGAATGTCTTTCTCTGAGTATCCGCGGGCGCGCATCCAGTCGATTTTTGTGAACGCTGTGGTCTCGTAGTCCTTGTTGCGGATTGTGGCCATCAGGGGGCGGTCCTTTCGTGGCGAATAAACGCAGCATGAGTGACGGGCATCTTTTCTTCAAGAAACGCTTCTACGGCGTGGGCGTAGCGACGTATTTCTAGCTGCGCTGTCGAATCTGCGCGCAGCGAAATGAAGTGCATGAGGGAGCGCGCATTGCACGTCGCGTAAAACTCGGTGTACATGCCGACCGGCAGGACGGTGCGAGCCAGTTCTTTCGCCACCCCTTTTTTCAGCAGATAGTTGTAGGTGCGGTAAGCATGTCCGCTTGCGTCAGCGATCGTCTGGGCAGCCTCGTCGCTGTCCTCGGTGTTCATGCTTTCGAACGTGTAATTGCCGGGTTTGCCGATTTGGGATCGGACGTCTTCAGATTCTGGCACGTAATACTCGGGTTCCATCGTCGTGTATCTCGCGGAGTACTCGTTGTATGACCATCCGGCTCGGTGGCGGAACCATTCTCGTGCCACGAAGATTGGGGCGCGGACGTGAAACCGGAAGCAGTTGTGCTCAAACGGTGTGCCGTGTCGTTCTCTCATCAAAAAGTTGATGAGTTCGGTGTCCCCGTCTTGTAGCGAGTCGTGCATTTTGCCGAAGGAAACTCTGGCCGCGTTTACGACGGACAGGTCACCGGCCATGGAGTTGTCGAGGCGGACAAATCCGTCGTTCAGTACTGGGCGAAGTTGGCTACTCATGGTCGAACCTTAGTTGAAGATTCGGGCGCGGACATGGAATCTGTTTTCTCGTCTGTACGCTTTTCGATCTTTTTCCGACATTCCGCCCCAAAATCCGAGTGGTTCATATTCGAGGGCATATTCGAGGCACTCCTCACGGACTTCGCACTCAGCACATACCTGCCGTGCGGTTTTCATTTTTTGGATCAGGCCCGGCTCATGTTTTTCCGGATAAAAAGTCGCCGTGTCTACGGTGCGGCAATTCGCTCGTTCGGTCCAAGTGAAATCAACTCGTAGTACCGAATTATTACGTGGCTCCATCGGCTTTCTTGGCGTGGTCACTGTTCTCCGTTCGCTGGTGTTTCCCTCTCGCGGAGGGTGGGTCGCGCGAGAGGGTACATCACCAGTTCGGGGGGCGTCAAGAACTTTCTTGGAGCCGGACCAGCTTCGGGTTCCGCACCTCGTACAGGCCCTTCTTGATCTTGTAGAACAGGTCGGGTCGGTCTTTGATGAACTTCAGCGCGGACGCGTACGAGATGTCGCCGATCTCGGCGACCTTGTTCGCGTCGGTCTGGAACAGGTGGTTCTCCATGCACCAGTCGATGACGGTCTGATATTTGTCGACCATCTTCTGCTTGGGTTCGGGTGCGGGTGGAAGTTCGCCGGTGAGATGTTTGATGACCTCAGGCAGCACGTTGTACTGCTTGAGGGTTCCCATCGGGTCGGTGCTGTCGCCCGTCAGTAAGACGAATTGGGCGCGCATGACCTCGGCCCAGAACGGTCGTCGTTCCGGATCCTCATGGAACATGCGCTTGTATTCGTTATTGATTTCGTCGGGTGTCATTGTTGGTTTTCCTTTCGGTTGGTTTGTATGACACGGTTTAGGTTATCAACGTTTTAGTTGATCGACAACCCCCCGGTTGTTGAGGTGCTTGTAGATCGTGACTCGGGACACCCCCAAGGTGTCCGCGAGATCATGTACGGCGTTGCGGAACCTGAAGAAGCCGATGTCATCGAGACTCTCGACAACATTTTTCACCTCTCCGTATTGGTAGGTATCGGTGTCTTGCACGAAGATTTTGGCGACCGCGGTCAGCATCCGTTCCGGTGCTGTGCGTAGGTCCCCGGCATGCAGGGCGGCTTCTGCCGCCTCCCGATACTTGGTGTCGATGCTGGTCGTTTCCATAATTGTCAGAGTCGGTTGAACTCGTCTTGGACCCAGTCGCGGTACTCCGGGCATAGGAACACCGACGCGGCGGCAATCGCGACCCCGAGGTCTTCGGCGTAATAGCCCGTGCCGGTGTTGATCATGGATTGGACGAGCGTCTCGGCAACCTCGACGAGGCTCATTCCCCCATCGAACATTTCGCAGATAACTAGGCCAACTTCGAGGAGAGGTTCGTCGTCGAGGGACCACCACAGGTCCGGCGCCTCTAGCGCCATCCAGTCGAGGTAACCCTGAGGGTCGTAAATGTCGTTCGGGTTCGCCGGCTCGTTGCTCAGAACGGTCGGCCGCGTCTGCGGCTCAGTCGTCGTCGTGGGCGGAACGGTGGTCGTTGTCTCGACCGGCGCTTCGGTTGTCTTCGGCGGGTCGGTCGGCGGAACGGTGGACTCGACGTAGACGATTCGTTCCCCGCAGGCGGTAAGGGTGAGGGCCACGAGGGTGGCCGCGATGATTGTTTTCATGTCATTTCTCCTTGTGTGTCGGGTCTACCACGTCGATGGATCGGGCGTGGAGTTTTCTCATTTGGTTAGCCGAGACGGTGAGTAGGTCCCATATTGAGGACCAGCTGAAGTTGATGCCTTCGCCATTCACCACACAGTCGGCGACGTAGTCGAGCGCCGATGCGAGTTCGGCGAGGTTGAGCATTTTGACGAAATCGCCTTTGGCGTAGTCCTCGATGTCGTCCGGGCAGCATTCCGGGCAGAAGTCCCATGTGAGCCAGTCATGCGTTCCCGGCTCGTTGATGTGGGTTTGTGAGAGGATCTCGAACGGGGTGCCTTTGAGTTGGAGGATGTCGTGCGCCGCCGTCGGGTGCTCGGCATCAAATGGTTTCCCGTTGCTTTTTACGGTGATCAGCCGGTCCCACCACCAGCCTGCGGCGACTTCTGGTGGTGACGCGTCGCCAATCCAAGGGATGTCGTCGAGCAGGTCGCATGTTGCTCGATGAATGTATCTTGAGTAGATATTTTCTGGCTCCCAATCCGTGTACTTAAAAATTTTACCGTTTGTGTAAACCCAACTATCCGAATCTACAGACACCAGTCCAGTCCTGTCACGCATCAGGGAACTCGCTCCGTTCCAGAATCTCGTTCGGGTCGGTCTCTCGAAGTTCTTCGTACCTACGGAGGGCGTCGGTCGTCATACTTTCCGCGGTGCTGCGGTCGTTCGTCCCGATCATCATCTGGTTGAACCTCGCCTCCTCGTAGAGAGCTTGCGCGGCCCCCCAGTATTCGTGGTAGAGGGCTTGGCCGGCGACCGCCATGGACGAGAGGATCAGTAGTTGGTTTGCGGCCAGTTCGATTGTCGCCGAGTCGCTGACGCTGAGTTCTGGGTGTTTCGACAGATCTTCCAGATCCGTGGAAAGTGCGAGGATGTGGTCGAGTCGCTCGGGTGTGAGCGGTTTGAACATTTCTTCGACGAGTTTCTCGAGGTTCGAGCTTTCATCCGGATCCATGGCGTCTCCTATGTGTTGGTCGGTTCGCGCGATCGCGCTTACACATTGTTAGCACGCCGAGCCGGAACCGTCAACCATCACGGCCGGATTCTTCGGGTTGTCGCCTCCGGCTTTAACCCTTAGGCTTCATGGGGAATTCGACGTCGGTGAAGAAATTTTCGAACCGAGGTTGGAAACCCAGATGAACGTCGGTAACGTTCACATCAATCCCACAAGGGAGTAACTGAAACAAAAGCCGTGACAAAGGAGAAAAACATGGCAGCAACTGAATACGAGAAGCTGATGTCGGGTGGAGGCGCGATCAAGCGCGGCCGTCCGTCGATCCTCACGCCTGAGCAGAAGGCTCAGCGCAAGGAGGAGCAGAAGCGGAAGACCCGCATCCGGAACGAGGCTCGGCGCCGCGCCCACCTCGTTCTCCAGCACAAGTACGAGGAGGAGTACAACCACCTCGTCAATCAGGAGCTGGTGAACCTCGGAAAGAGCGACCGCTACTCCTCCTGACGCAAACAAAAAGTCAGCGCATTGGGCACCCTTCGGGGTGCCTTTTGCGTTTTTCGACCACCGTGCTCGGGGTCGGTGATGTACCATCGTCAGATGGCATTCGGCTTCGACGACCGTTCATCCGGATACTTGAACGGGATCGAAGTGCTCCGAGCGGATCGGTCGCCGTGCCCAGTATGCGGACACCCCACGGGGGACTGCAACGGTGAAAATGACGCCCCCAAGCGCATCTGGGGTCTGGGCGATGTCCCCTCCATGGTGGAGGGGCAGACCGTTCTTGTTGGAGAGGATGTCTGGGAAGAAAAAGAGATCACCCCGGGCGTGAAGACTCGGGTGCTGGTCGCAAGGGCGGGATCTCAAATACCGCTCACAAAAGCTAAAGAATTAGGAATTTTTTAGTCTTCCAACACATTCCACAATACAAACCTTCCAGCGAAAGATCGGAAAAATGGCTTTTATCAGCGACGACCACGTAGCACAGTACGCCTCAAAGCAGGCCCCATGGGGCTTCAACGGCCTCGGAGAAATCGTCTATCTCCGGACTTACAGTCGCCCGATCGAATACCTCGGCCGCAACGAGATGTGGCCCGAAACCATCCAGCGTGTCATCAACGGTGCGATCGACATTGGCGTTCCCTACACCCAGAAGGAAGCCGAAACCCTTTTCGACCACATGTTCAACCTGCGCTGCTCGTTCTCAGGGCGCGCCCTCTGGCAGCTCGGCACGCCGCTCGTCCAGAAGCTGAACGCCGCTTCCCTCAATAACTGCTACTTCGTCAACATCGAAAAGATCGAGGACTTCGAGTTCCTGTTCGACCACCTCATGCTCGGCGGCGGCGTCGGGTTCTCCGTGGAGCGCGCCAAGATCCACGAACTCCCGAAGGTGAAA